ATTGTTTTTGTAGAAGTATTCTTACCTCCATTCCGAGATGAAGCGGCAAATAGGGCTGTTAATAAAAACTGTACTTTACCAGCGTGGTTACGGGATGCTGCCGAAGATGCAGGTCTTAATTTCTCTCAGCACCTTCAAACATCCCTAAAGAAGGCACTGGGCATTAAGCATGATGATCATCAGTAAAATTTAAATAAAAAAAGCCGTGCACTTGGCACAGCTCTTCTTAATTCCGTGTTAAAGCAGCATTCGCCCACATAACTGCTTGCTCTAAATTTGTTAGGGCCAGTGATTTCTCTCTACTGTTCGGGCAAAGGTCATCAACCAAGTATGCGAGTTCTTTCGCCTTTTCACGGATAGCTGTATATTTCTCAGTCTGTTCCGGTTTTGGCGCGTGGTATTTAAAATTGTTTTCGATCTGTGTATTCATCGTCTTATACCTCCAAAATGTATTTTAAATATAGAGAGGTTAACCAACGGGTGTTGGCGGTCGTGTCAGGCACCAGAATTGGTTAACCTCTCTTTTTTTGTTGCCATGCTACAACTATACATCGTATAAATCCAAACAACATACCGAAAAAAGTAAATAATTCAGGAATTTTTTAGAGAAAATTATTACTTTTTTTCTACCGCTATGTTTAGGGCTAACGCCAGCTTATAAAAAGCTTTCCAGCGTATTTTTGCATATGTCTTATCACTAATAGGCGGGTTAAAAATATGGTTATAGATGACATAATCAAACACATAATCATCCTTAAGGTATCGTTCACGAATCAGCAGCTGCTCCTTGGGATGGAGCCTTGCCACTGCTCTATCTATTCGCTGTATATGAGCTTTTCGTGCTGCTGGTACATCGATATTGTAAATGGCTATATTGGCTGTCTGATCTGATGTAACGTTCGTCGGACCGTGAAAGAGCTCCTGATAACTGGATGTGATGTTAGCTTCTTTTTCTTCAAAGGTAGTTGCCTTGAATATACGATATTTTTCAAATTCGGCTTCAAGAAGCTCCTGAGTTTTCTTCCGATCCAGTTCCGGTAAAAAGCAATTGCTGCTCATGGGTTCACTCCTTTTGATGGAGGTGGCCCCGGTCAAGCCGGGGCAGTATTATTAGAATGGCAGTTCGTCGTCAGTATCCTTGGTTTCCGGCGTTTCCACGTCCTCAATCGTCACTTGATCCTGATCCAATTCTACGGTTCCATCAGCTTTTACCGTATATTCCAACCCTTCATCTTCCTCATAATATTCCTCAATCGACATCTGAGAAGGCTTGAGCGTAAGCGGAACATTCCGCCCAGCATGCTTATATAGCTCTATCGCCTTTTCTTCACTATCGCCTTTGAGAGCCAGTTTCATCACGGTTTTCTTGCTATCGCGCTGGATATTCATAAACTCAGCCGAGATCTCTTCCGTTAGCCCGGGAAGGTTGAAGATGACAATGGTTCCGGCCATCTCGACAAGCTTTTGAGCATTGCCATCATTCTCGTTACCTTTTAGCTCAAATTTCAGAACCTCTTTCTTATCATCTCTTTGCATGGATTTGAATAGAACATTGATTTCAGTAGACATCGTTTTATCTCTCCTTTAACTAAATGTGGTTTTGAGCTCTTATACGCCTCATACAGGCGTTATAAAGTTAATATAAATAATTTGTATTACTTCATCTAGAAAACCTCTTAAACGGGCAAATACAACGTTATAGAGGCGTTTAATCTTCGAGGCAGGTTTTCATCTCGCCACCTTCCTCCGTTTTTCTTTTCGGGAGAATTTAGAATCTCGTTAATGATCTTTTTTCGGTATGGGTAAATATCAATACCGACAGCGGAGCAAAATCCATTTTTTAAAAGATGTGTTTCATACGCTATATGAGCTAGGATGAAAGCGTCTCTGACATTATCGCTGCTGTTTTCAAATCCCCAGTCCTGATATATAGGGAGGATTAAATCCTCTTTTTTGGCATTCCCTTTTCCAGTTGCAAACTTCTTGAGTTGGGAAGGCGTTACTTCGGTGTATGGGACTTTCCGCCGTGTAAGCGCCGTTCTAATTCCCCAACCGATTCCGAACATTTGACTCACATAGTTCCCCTTGGCTGCATGGGCAAATCCTTCTATACATACCCGGTCTCCTGGCTGAATGTGATCCATAATCTCATCAACCAAAGTGATTATCCTGATAGAATCGGATTTATTAATGCCCGTCAATTCCTTTGCTTTTGACACCTTTCCCAACTGGTCCAGTGCAACAAATCCGGTTTTTGTTGAAGGGTCAATTCCTACAAATCTCATAAAGTCACCTCTTTTCGGCTTACCTGGCTCCATGGAATTAACCTAGCAATCTTGCAATACATAGGCCGATGGATTTTGTATTTTGGGCTAAGGTTTCCGTAATACAACTGGGTTTCTTCCTTGATAGCATCGCAGTGCCATTTACAAAGGGGAACCAGTGCAAACGTTTCTTGTGCTGCCTTTTTGCATCCGGGATATTCACACTTATTCATCTTCTGTACCTCCTAACAAATGAGAGTGTTCGTACATGTTTCCTACTACGGTGACATAAGGTAATGCGTGATGCAGTAACCAGCTACCACAGCATATTTCCATCCGGTCACTGTAGCCGACCGTGTACATGCCATTTATTCCAATGAATCTGTCAAAGGGATGATTTTTAATTTCTACTATGTCATCTTCATATATTTCCTTACCGTTGCAGTCATAGAGTCCTGTGAATTGCATCAGCTGCGAGAAATCTTCTTTGCTTTTTTCATTGATCATTGTCAGCATGTCTAATAAGTGTTCTTCGCAAATTAAATCCTCCATACCAAACATTTTTAATGTTGGTAAATGACACGCACGAAACTTGATTGGTCTATTCATTCCGGTCTCATCCCCTTTTGGTAGGGAGAAGGCTGGTGCCCTCTCCTTTATTCGCCTACTTTTTCCCAACTACGTTCAGACATTCTAAGAACCTCCCAATAGTCTTCTAAAGCAAGTCCTCTTCCTTCACAAATACGCCGTTTATCATCTTGCCACGTCTATCTTTGATTTCGTCATACGCGGTCTGGACACAATCTTTTATGGATAGGTCATACTGCATAGATAAAATCGTCAAAACCACATACATGTCACCGATCGCGTCTTTTATTTTTGCCTTTTTTCTGTTTTTCGCAATTGCTTGGCAAAGCTCCCCAAACTCTTCACCAAGCTTCAGGATCTGTTTATTCGGGTCAGCACTATGCAATCCTCTTTCAGCCGCCCATTGTTCAATCCAATTCGTCAATTCATTCATTTTTTACCTCCTTGTATTTGATAATCTATTGCTTTTATCCCAGCTAGGATCGGATAAACTTGAACCGGATTCACGGCATTTCCCAAGGCCTTTAACCTCCCAACTCTGTTCTGAACGCCAGTTTCTATCCGTGCAGGTTCCCAATCGTATTGTTCTTGTCCTAATCCAGCTGGCCATTTATATCTGTCCAACCAATCGGAAAGCCCATCAAGCACTCCACCCAATCTGGATTTAGTTGTCCCTTCTGTCCATCTCTGAGCATTGCTCCAGGTACTGTATCCCTGCTTATCTGAGAAGGAGGAAGCGTACAATTCTTCGCATCCTGTGCCGCTGGAGTAGGCCACATTTTCACCATTGTTGCCAAATCTACACTGTGACTGCTCCCGTTCAAGCATTTTCGTCTTCCTGTTTCGGTTAATTCGATTTTTTCCTTCGCTGTAGTCTCTGATGCGGTCGGTGTAGCCCATAGGCCTTTTTTCCAATTTGCTATATCTGTACGAAGAGACTTCCCTTGTCCGCCCCCATGACTCCCCACAGCATCTGACGCACTCGGTGTGCCCCAAAATGAAGACTCTGTCCCTTCTGTGCGGAGCACCGACGGCACAAGACGGAATAACAATTGCTTGCGTGTCGTAACCGATGCTTTCCAAGTCAGATAACACGTCATCGAGCCCCAGAGATATGTGCCCAGCAACATTCTCACCAAGGAACCAATTGGGCCGGATTTCCTGTAAGATTCGAGCAACTTCTGGCCAGAGGTGACGGTCATCTTCCTTGCCTTTTCGCTTCCCGGCATTACTGAAAGGTTGGCAAGGGTATCCTGCGGAAATAAGGTCAATTGTTCGATTTCTTGTGATGATTCCATCTTGTTCTAACACCTCCCGTGTGAGTGCACATACATCGTCATATATAGGAATGTCAGGCCAATGCTTACGTAATACTTGTTGTGGGAAAGATTCTTTTTCACAAAAAGCAACTGTTTCAATGCCTGCCCATTTAGCGGCGAGATCTATCCCGCCTATTCCACTGAAGAGGCTCAGTTTTCTCATTGTCCCCTCCCTAATCATCAAAGAAGAAATCCAAGTTCATCTTTTTCTTTGGTACTTCTGGTTGTTTCTGTTCTGGCTCTGGCGAACCAACATAGTTCCAGCCGAGCTGTTTATATATAGCGTGTAGCCCCGGATACATCTTTGCCAGTTCACCACGCCGATACTCTATGACACGCTGACTTACAAAGTCGTAGGTTTGCAGCATCTTTTTTCTTGTTTCTTCGTCCAGCAATGGATCTTCAATCTCTAAGCTCTTGGAAACAAGCCACTTTAAGGAGTTCTGATACTGCTCCTCGTTTTCAATCCTTTTCCCCATGGTCATTCCGCCTTTTTAGGAAGCTCCACGTATCTCTGCACCCACCATTCGAACTTATATTTAAACCTGTTTTCGCCTACGTTCCGGCCCTTGGCAAAATAAGAACGGATAACTTTTGTATTGTTCTCCTTCTCTCCGTTATGCCAAAGAAACTCTACTACATCAGCATCTTGTTCGATCGAACCGGATTCCTTGAGATCGGAAAGCATGGGCTCTTCCCGGTTTTCACTAGCACGGGTCATTTGTGATAGCATGATAAAGCAAAATTTATACCTTCTTGCCATCTGTTTGGCAGCAGATGTAACCCGACCTATGGCCTGTGCTCTGTTTTCATTCTTACGTTGAGGAACCTTCATGATTTGAAGGTAATCCACAAAAACGGCAGCCACTTTTCCATGTTTTTTCTTGAACCTTCGAACAGTGGTCTGAACTTCCTCAATAGTCACCGATGCTTTGTCCTGAATATAGATGGGGAGCGTATCGAGCGTATTAAGAGCCCTTTCTATTTTCTCCCATTCCTTATCAGTTAGCTCCTCTTTTTTCTGAGTCAGGCGGATGTAATTGACTCCGGATATGTTAGAAACCAAGCGATCTTTGAGTTCATTCGCACCCATTTCTTGGCTGAAAAAGAGGACACACCCACCGTCTGGATTGTTTTTTGCAACACCGTAGGCAAGTTGTAATGCCTTTGCTGTTTTCCCGACCGAAGGCCTCCCTGCAAGGATATAGAGCCAACCCCGCCAGAGCATTGCCCATTCGTCAAACTGTTTAAAGCCGGAATAAATCTTTTCTGCCTTACTTTTCAGATGCTTCCGGTAGTCCTCCCGGGTCTCCGACATAGATTTCATCTCCCCAGACTCTTGAGGGCGGATATTCGTCACCAAGTCTTCCACAGCAGAAAACATATCTTCATCTGTTTCATAGGCACCTTCTGCAACTTCCCGAATCTCTTCCGATAGTTCCACGAGTCTCTTTCTATGCCCGTTCTTCCTGACAATTTGGGCAGAGTTTACAACGGCTGCCTTTGACGTGCTGGCGCAAGCTGCTACGAGCTGAGAAAGATAGTCTACCCCGCCTATCTCGTGGAGCCTTTTCCTCCGGGTGAATATTTCTGTCACGCTGAGCACATTGACGGGCTTATCGATGCCATCCAGATAAAGAGCCACTTTCCAAATCAGCTCGTGTTGTTCTTGACTAAAATCTCGCGGCTCCAAGAACCGAATATCATCAATGCGCTCTGAATCCATTAGAATAGCCCCAAGAACAGACTGCTCCGCAAGGATATTTCCCTCAATGTGGTTTGAAGGTGAATGCCGCTGGGTCATTTCCATCTGCCACCCACTCCCTGAACGCTTCTTCTTTTGCTATTTCTAGCTGTTTACTTTTGCTCATTTTGACTGGCTGTTGCCTGGCTTTTCCTGCTCGCATCTTGATAGCCAGGTCGCTGAACTTATCTCTGAGCTTTTAGCACTGAGTATGTTAGTCCTCCAAAACGAATCCTCAGTAACCCAGTCCATGACTTCTTTTGCTAGCTTTTTATCTATCTTGTCAATCTCCACAATCTTCCGGAATTCGTCCGCCCATTTTTGAAGGTCTGCTTTCAAAACTAAATGCTGCAACCCCTCGGCTTCCGCGACAGCAGATACCCGGTTATAAAAATAAATTGCCATTTTGTAATAGGTGCTGTCTTCCGAATACTTTTTACTCCTCTTCTTATTCTTAGTAGAAGATGTTACTTTACCGTTACTTTTATCCTCGGTTTCCTGATAAATTTCCCAATTTATAACGGTTATCAGTGTATACTGTCTGTTACTTTGACCGCGTTCAATTGTTATCATTTCGTTTTCTTCAAGCCAACCCAGGACGGTTGATATTGTTTTAGGGTTTGGTTCTCTCCAAACTGCCCTTTCATAGTAACCAACTCCATTTGCTATATTTCTGATTGATGTAAGGCATTGCCCCCGCCTGATTTTCAGCCTTGATCCATCATTCATAGGAATTTCATTGTCCTGGTGATTGGCCATGTATTTTAGGTACTGCCACACCCGGTGATACAGGGGCGGCATTAACCATATGTCAGATTTCAATTCCTGCCTGTAGTCTTTGATGTACCCCTGCATTCACCTCACCTTCTTTAAGCCTGTTTACAAAAGGGAACAACCGCATGTAATATGCGCTTTGTCAGTATTTCGGCATCCTTCGGATCACTTCCAGTTGATGGTTCAACACACCAAGCATCCACTTCTTCCTGAATGGTCATTCGCAGAACGCCATAGCGTTTCTCTGTTTCCAACTCTTTTTTGGTTTGCTCTAGCTCATTTCTTAGTTCGTTTATTTCTCTATTCAGATTTTTAATTTCTGTAGCTGCATGGGTGAGCCTATTCAGCGACTCGTGGTACTCTTTCTCTGAGTAAGTTTTTTCTTCCGGAAATTCTGCGCAATAGTTCATGCGATTACCTCCAAATAGTAGTGTTGTCCTTCATTTAGCCCTCTTTTAGCAAGAGCTCGTTTTACCGTTGCCTCTGCCAGTGCTGGCAGGTTGTTATTGTTTGAAAGATGGGTAAGGTAAATATGCTCCCCTCTACCCTTGATAAGCCGTTTCAATGCCTCCGCTGTCTGATCGTTGCTGAGGTGCCCAATGTGCGATAAAATGCGTGCTTTAACGCTATTTGGATAGGATGACATCTCTAGCATGTCCGGGTCGTGGTTAGCTTCGATAATAATGTGTGAACTCTCTTGCATACATCGAAGCATGTCGTTGTCCACTCTCCCGGTGTCCAGAACTACACAGCAGCGTTCTCCTAAACAATCCTCTATGGCGTATCCTAGCGGCTCATAGGCATCATGATGGGTTGAGAAAGGGGAAAGCTTGATCTCGCCAAGATCAATCTCTGTATATGCCCCAGAATGCTTCAGGATAAACCTGCAAAGATCATCATCCACGGAGTCAATGTCTTTCCATTCCCCTTCTGATGCGTAAACCGAAATCTTGTATTTGTTTGCAAGCGGCAAACCTTTAATATGATCCGAATGAGCATGAGTTATGAAGATAGCTTTGAGCTTGGTAGGATCAATGTTGTTTGCTAGCAATCTCTTTTCTATTTTTGTTTTTGGGAGACCCGCATCTATTAAGATGCCAGTCTCACCGGATTGAACATGAATGCAGTTACCAGACGACCCAGAGGCTAAGATTTTCACGTTCATACTGTGTTCTCCTTAGATTGGCAGTGCGTCTTCATCCGCGGACTGCTTCTCTTGTATATGAAGGTCCATCATTTTCAGAAGTCCCGTCAATTCTTGGACAGTGGGTTTATCGCCTTTCATCTTGAAATGTTCAGAAAGGTACGCCTCCTTTTCTTCTTTTGTTGTAATACCGAGTTTCTTAAACTTCTCTTTCATTTCTGCCTTTAGTTGTCTTAGCTTTTCGTCATCTGTTTCAGCAGTGGTTTGCTGCTTGGGATGCTCTATCTTTGGCTCAGGTGAAGTAGCAGTGACATCTACTTCCTGCGTAATATCTTTCCTAGCAGGCTCATATGCAGGAATCTCCTCAGACGGGCTCCGGTACGGTTCATCGTCCCCGAATTCCAAACCATATTGTTTTTTTAAAGCCCGTTGCTCTACATGCTTTCCAAACATATCCGCCGTCCACTTATTCCAGTTATCTTTGTTTTGCCCTGTAAACATGTGCTCTACCTCAGAGCGATCCATGACTACGGTTACCGGGCGATACCCATCCCTGTAAGCGATAGAATACGCGCCGATGATTTTCCCGCGAGGGAACCCTATCTCATGTTCAAACACTTCTAGTTCCTTTGTCTCGGGATTTTTGCTGACCTTGAACTCATCGTTTTCACAAACCATCTGTGTATCTGGTGGCTGAAACCCTTCCTTTTCCCGTGCTTTTGCCAGATAAGCCTCCGCGGCAAATTGTATCCGGGCGGTATTTCCATATTTAATGAAGAAGATTTCATTTTTGAATGGATCTAGGCGATATGTCGCAGCCTTATGAGCAAAAAGCATGAATTCAGCATCACTAGCTGTAGGACATATGGATGTGCGAATTACCTGTAAAACTTCCGGTTTAAAAGCTTCATTTATTTCTGGGGTTAAAGTAATCTGGTTATTTGCCATTCTCAAAATCCACCTTTCGCTTTATCTAGTCCTTTTCTAATCTGGTTTTTCACGTTGGCCCATGCCCTGGTATAAACTTCTTCCACATCATCTTCAGGATCGACAGACATCGTAACTGCCGCATCTACTTTTAGGTTTTCATAGTTTCCTAAATTCTTGGTAAATGTGAAACCTACATGGATTTCTTTAGTTTTGCTCATTTCATGTCCTCCATCTCTATTGTTAGTTCTTGCCCTGGAACAACTCGGCTCACGATAAGCTGCCCATTTGGCTGTTTGAAGCGTGTGATAGATTCGGCGTTATCCACCATGCACGGCGCTATGATTCCGGATTGTTGGCTCAACACGTCCCTAAGTTCCAATCCAGCCCGAATGCTCTCTGATAGAGATAGTTTCCGGTATGGTTTGCCGTCCATCTCTATTTCAAAATCAGGCTTGATCTCACCGTCTGTTTTGTTGGTTTTAAACAGCCGGAGTGAAAGAGTAGTAAATAATGCTTGTACCTTGTCCGCCATCATTTCGGCTTCTTTGGCGGCAAAGGCTTTGATTGCGTCAATGATAAAGATAGATTCATTGAGGCTTGCAAGTGTTGCTTCTTCGTCTTCCCTTGCTTTTGCAAGCTGCTCCTCCAGTTGGGCATATTTCTGGCTCCCTTGAATCTGTTCCCACAGTTTCATGCGTTCCCTCTCAAATTCCCGCAATTGATCAAGCTGAACTGAGATGCCGATATACGCATATTTTTTAAGATCCTGCTCAAGCTTTTGCCGCTTTTCAACTACAGAGGCATATTCTTCTTTGAACTGATCCACTCGCTGTTGTTTTTCTGCCTCCGCTTCTTGACGCGCCTCATTATTGAGAGGTTGTTTACATACCCGGCAGATATCCTCAATTTTTTCATCTTTGAGCTTTTCAGCCTGCTTCTGCATCTTATCTCGCCGTTTGATTAGAGAGTCTATGTTACTTTCAATCTCGTTGTATATTCGGTTATTTTCATCAGCTGACTTCGTGACTCTCTCGATTTGCTCTATTTGTTCGGTAAGTTTGGCCATCTCTTCTTTGGCAGCCTGTATATCAATAGAATGATCTAGCCTATTAAACTGTTCATATGACTGTTCTTGCAGTGTTTTAGTCCGGCTTTGTGCAGCAATGTAGGCTTTATCCTTTTTATTCTTGTTGTCCCTGTGTATCTTCTCAAGGTCAGCTAAAGGGTGTTTTTTCACCAGCGCTTCCAACTTCTCGGCCTGTTGCTTTGGAAGCTGGGCGAACACTTCTTTATTTGCAGGTGCTGACACATATCTGAGCAGCAGTTCCCTCTGTTCATTCCACTTGAGAGTAAAATAGTAAGAAGGATTGTATAATGATAGGAACAAATCTTTATCGAATAGGGATTTCACAAGCTCCTCATATTCTTTTGCTTTACTGGGAACCTCGTTGATGTAGTAAGTGGCCTTTCCCTTCTCTATGCCGCGGCCAAGAAGAACATCCTTCCCATCCACAGCAAAATGCAACTTTACTAATGTATGATCGTATTCATAGTTAATTGGTGTTGGGTCTGACTTGCTTCCTAGCACATCCACGCTATACAATAACCAAGGGATTGCTTCTAAAATAGAAGACTTCCCTTTAGTGTTGTCGCCCGTGATCTTCGTCATCTCGCCAAAGTTAACGGTAAGATCACGGTGCGATTTGAAATTGTGTAGGAACAATGTTTTAAACTTCACTATCATTCGATTCACTCTCCTATTCCGTATTTTCGTTCCATATCTTTCAAATCTTCTTTAAGCATTTCAGCTTCTACCGGATCTTCGGTGTATAGAAATTTTTGATAGATGTTGATGTATTTGTCATAAATCCCTTGAGCGGTTGCCGGGATCGTTTCCTGGGCCCTGCAGTCCTCTGCCATCCTTCGAACGTCCCGGCCTTTTATCATCCCTGTGGCATACACAACACCAGTTTTCTTTCCGGTTTCTTTATAAAGCATTTGTGCTAGAGACATATCAATTCTCCTTTCTTGAATTTGTTTACAAAGTAAACTTGCCCTTTGCCTGTTACCTTTGGCGTTTTGTTAATGGTGACGTGTCCATCACTATGCGTCACTGAGGTTTCTTTGATCTCAAACAGTCCCATTTCCATTGCCCGTTGCGTCGGCATGTTGTAGTCCGTTCCCTGGCGCTTGATCAGGTATCCGTTAGCACGCATCCATTCAAAGAGCCTGGTTCCTCCCGTTTGAATACCGTTTTGCTTCAATATTTTTGCCAGATCGCCTACCAAGATGGATGTTTTACTCGCTGACACGGCATCTGCAAACAATACCTTTGGCTTGTCTGACTTGACCTGAGCTTCAAGCTGCCGCCTAGCTTCACGTTCTTCTTTTAGCTTTGTCACCGCTTGTATGAGAAATTCAGGATTATCCAAGAGTTCGTCGGCGGCATACATGCCTGTTTTGCGGATTGCCGGCAACACTTCGTGAGTCACCCAACGCTTGAATTGCTTGGCTTCGGGTTTGCGGCTTGAAAGAACTAAGGAATAAAGTCCGGATTCATTTAAGACTTGCATTTGTTGCGCTCCGCCAAGGGTGTCGATTGAAACTACGCCCTTCTCATCCTCATCCATTCGACTAAGAGCGTCGCGGTTATTTTTAATTTCCAATACGCCACAAACATCTTTTGCAACCCACCACGGATGCCCGTCTTTCATAATCACGCGAACATCTTTTCCGGTGAAGTTAAACACTTGTAATTGATTCATTCGCCTACTCCTTTCTTTTCACGTAGCCTTTTTGTATCCATTCCGGGCGTGGGTAATATTCTTCATTCCCTTCAATCAGGAATCCTATAGGTACCTTTTCCCCTTCCTTTCTATCCGGCATCTTGGATTCAGCTTTTTCTGTCCAGACCCATGGGTTTGCTTTAGCTTTTTGGTTCATTTTCGCGCTCCTTCAACCACTCTTTCAAAAATTTGACTTCCTTTTGAATCTGCTTTTTGATAAGTGTTGCTAATTCGCCGTCCGCTAAATCCTCATAAATGCGATTTCCGTCCTCGTCGTGGACATGGAGCCATCCTTTATAGTTGTCTAGAGTTGTCAAACGCACCTTAAGTTGTTCAAGACGTCTTTTTACAGATGCAAGGTTTGGTTCATTCATTCAACTTCAGCTCCTTTTTTATTTGCTAAGCAGTTCGAGCTGTTTGGGTCTTGCTTGACCACACCATACATTGGATTCATCGACGAGCGTCACATAAGTAGCCCCATGTCGAAACCAGAACCCACCCACTTTGTAAATTTGATCATTTTTACATCCGACAAGATGCGCTCCCTTTTTCGGGTCCCAGGTGCCTCCACCGCTAAGCAGCCGCACCGTATCGCCTGGATTAATGCTTTTTTCATTCATTTTCATGTTCCTTTCGTATAGGACTCTCTTTCCTTCCTGTCGAAACATAGAAAGTGTCCGGCTTTTATATTCCTCAGAGGAAGGAGGTGCTGATATTGATTAATTTTGATTCCATCATGAATTTTGCAACTCGTGAAGCTCAAGAAAGAACAATTAAAAGATTTAAAGAATCATCTTCAAATGAATCTTTCAGTGGTTCTTTAGACCCCGAAATGAAAGACCTTATTGAAGAAAACAAGTTTACTATCATTCTTATTGAAGAAATGACCAAAGCGGCTCTTAAGCATTATCATAATGCTATTAAAAATGAGCAGTTACAGAAGGTCAGAACGAAGTTCTAAAATTACCCGGGTGCAGTTCCCTCATAGCCATAATCATTGCTTTCTCTCGTTCAGAATTGCACCCGGCTATTGCTTCATCAAAATCAATTTTTGGAGCAATCCTCACCCCCTCACGATCTTCTTCCATCTCCTCCCGAACAATTTCCCTAACTCTTTCTTCTTGTAACTCTCCCCCATCGAGTTTTATAATCGCGCCTTGACCTAGTTTTAGCGGTTGCTCTTGACTTTCACCCTCAGGAGCAGCCTGGCTCTTTCCATGACCAGCAGAGTCATCAACGCAAATCTTTTTCAAATGATGTAAGGCTCGGATAGAATCGCATATTAAAGCTAAACCTTTACCGTCGAATTCTTTACCGTTTCTAAAATCCTCAGCTGCTTTTGCTACACAGCCTACATAAGCCTCTGTTAGTGACGAACATTGCTTTTTAAATTCAGTGTTATTCATATAACTCTCCCTTTCGTTTTTAAATGTTAAGATGCATCTGCTTTTACGTTGTATTGGATGGCCATTTCCTTCACGATGGTTATATAAATCTCGGCTAGCTTCACATCATCAAAAATGACATCCAGCTTGGTTAATTTGTTGATCTTGGTTTTAGATGCACCTTCCTTCGCTAGTCGATCCTTCTTATTTTCCAATCGCATGTTCAATTTACAATTCACACGTGACTTTAGCCGTTCGTAGCTATCTCTCCAAAGCTGTTGATATACTTTTCCACCGCCTCCAAGTGATTCAGCAATTTTATTGATAAGTTCAATTACCTTTTGACGGCCGTTAATGGGAGTCATAGATAAAAGCTCCGCTGTATCATCCAGTCGTTTTTCGACAGCAGTTAAGCGTCGTTCTTGCTCCACCAGTTGCCCAATTGAGGCTTGCAGGATTTCTAGCTGCGTTTGTGGTGGCTTGGTGAGCTTTTCCCTCATACGATTAAACTCGGCGATATACATTTCTTTAAACTTTGCAGCTTCTTTCCCTGTGTAGCCCATGACCAAGAATGAGAAACCGTCTTGGCTCATGACAACCTTTTTGCGTGATTCGCCCTTTCCATCAAGGTAATCAACCGACGCAAAATTGCGTTCGTTAAAATCATCGCTACATTCTAGGTTATGGATACTCCGTAATACATCAGCATGTCTCTTGCCAAAGACCTCAGCAACCGTCAAACTGTCAGTTACTGTTTTGCCGTTTTCAATGAATACAAGTTGATTCATTTGATTACCTCGCTTTCAGGATTCGTTATTGCATTTTGTAAAGTACAAATTCGAGTTCGCCATACTCTTTAATCATTTCATGTGCTATTTTCCAGCGGTCTGTTGTCAACAGCTCATTCACTTCCTCCAAGTCACTGGTTCGGCGAACTTCTTTAACCTTGTGTAAGTTCATGTGATTCATCCTCCTTTTTCATCTCTGGAGCTACACAAACTTTTTCTCAATGTTCGTTTTTTTCTTTTTAGGAGTCTTCAACTAAATCCCTGATATTTCTTAAGTCAGAAAAATCTTTTCCTGCATTTCGCTTCATAAAGTTTTCTAATTCAAATGTTGATATTTTCAACCTGCCAAGCTTCAGCGCTTGAAGGTGCCCATGTCTAATTAAGTCGTAGACATAATTTGGATTTACCCTTAATATTTCCGCAACTTCCGATACTGTGTGAAGGCGGTTCATTCAGCAAACCTCCTCTTTTAAAACTTCACGTTTTATGAAGTCTGTAGGTAAAAAAATTTCCCCAATATTTTTATTTAGTTTTCGCGCGATAAAGAACATCTCATTAGCTTTAAATTGTGTTACGCCACGTTCCTTATTAATGTATGTTCTTACATCAATCCCCAATAGTTTTGCCATTTCCTTTTGAGTAATACCGAAATACTTTCTTAACGCGATCAATTTTACTTGCATTAGTAATCACCTCCCGATTCGTTTTTCATATTACATGAAGTTTTAATAAATTTCAAGACCTTTTTTTCATGTTATGTGAAATTAATTGTTTACAACTTCATGAAGTATGATATAATAGTGAATGAATAGGAGGTCATTTTCATGAAACAGGACGTATCAAGATATGTCGGCAACAAGATCAGAGAGTATAGACTAAATAAAAAACTAACCCAAAAAGAATTGGGGATATTAGTAGGAGTGAAGCATAATACAATTTCCTCCTATGAAAAAGCAACAAATGAACCTGAACAGGACATGCTTTTCAGTCTTGCTAAGGCCCTAGATGTTTCAATTAACGACTTCTTCCCCCCGATTAATGATTCATTAGAAAGGACTCCTTTAAGTTCTTCTGTGTACCCTTACTATCCAATTTCCATATCAGCCGGTAAACCAATAGAGGTGAATTCCATCACTGAAGACAATTTAGAAACAATAACCTTACCAGATGCCATGATGGGAAAATGGGCTGGCTCAGAAGATATCTACATCATGAGGGTAAACGGAGAATCCATGAATAAAGTGATTCCACATAATTCGTTGATTGTTGTAAAAGACGTCGAACTTTCTGAACTAAAAAACGGCGACATCGTTGTTTACAGTAACGGAAACGAATACTCTGTAAAACACTTTTATAAAGATGAAGTGAACAATAGAGTAATTTTTAGACCAGATTCGACAGATCCAAGTTTCACAGATTACCTAGTATCGTACGAGGATACAACAGAAATTAAGATTCACGGTAAAGTTGTCATGTATGTAGTCGATTCAGATTGATATAAAAAGAGCGGATATTATATCGCTCTTTTCTATTGTCCTATCAGAAAAGGAGGATATGTATGAAAGGCGGAGTAAGAAAGCGTTACGGCTCTTGGTATTACTATTTTGACCTAGGTATTGTCGATGGTAAGAGAAAAAAGATTGAGCGAAAAGCAGTCGGGGCGGAAACAAAAAGTCAAGCGGAAAAATTACTACGAAAGGCTTTAGAGGATTATGAAAACACGGGAATTATTTTCGAGCCGTCAGAAACCAGTCTGCACGATTACTTGCAGTTCTGGTTAAATGAATATGTACTGATCAATTTGAAACACAACACCCAAGAAAACTATAAGGGGATCATTAAGAACCACATTAACCCAGCGATTGGAAGGGCAAAACTTAAATCACTTACCCCTGAACTACTTCAAAAGTTCATCAATGATAAGTATAGAGAAGGATTATCTCGCAAAACATTATCTATTTTTCATACGGTTTTGCAAAATGCATTAAAACAAGCTGTATATCCCTACAAACTTATCAATGAGAATCCAATGCAGTATGTGAAGCTCCCAAGAAAAGAAAATAAAAAGACAACAGAAGCAGATTTAAAAATATTGCCAATGTCATCAATAAGAAAGATAAATGATTTCCTGGACCCATCAAATTCTTTCTACATCCCTTTCCATATTGGGCTAAATACCGGGATGCGGGTAAGCGAGGTCTGCGCACTGACTTGGGAATGTGTTGATCTTAACGGGGGGACCATATCTGTCGATAAAATATTGGTAAATGTTAACCGGGAATGGGTATTTGGGACACCTAAAACAGCATCATCCTATAGGACAATCCATATAGGAGCTACATTAATAAAAATTTTAAAAGAACACCGGATACGCCAGAAAGAAAATAAACTCAAATACGGTGAGTTTTATCACGTTAGCAATTTTGTTTGCACCAAGGAAAACGGCGAACCTGTAACACCTGCAAGTTGCAAATGGAGCGGAAGGAATATCCGAGTCAAGTTAGGTATTGACTTTAACTTCCATTCACTCCGGCATACCCATGCAACTTTGCTACTTGAGCAGGGAGCGCCTATAAAAGATATCCAATCCAGATTAGGTCACAGTAGGTCTGGTATCACGCTGGACACATACTCACACCTAACAGACAAAATGAAAAATGAAACAGTAGACATTTTCGAACGACTAATGAATGATGTTAGGTAACCCTCCCCCACCATTTAACTAATTCGGTGGCTGTACGGTGGGGGAAAGGAATCTCAAGACATAACAAAATGGCTAAACTGCTGATGTATCAACCTTCCTCAATCGTCTATTTTCAGAACCGCCATAAAGGCTTCCTGAGGTACCTCGACACTACCGACCTGCTTCATGCGCTTCTTCCCTTCTTTCTGCTTCTCAAGCAATTTCCTTTTCCGGGAAATATCACCGCCGTAGCACTTGGCAAGCACGTTTTTGCGCATCGCTTTTACGGTTTCGCGGGCCACTATTTTTTGACCGATTGCCGCCTGCACAGGAACCTCGAACATCTGGCGCGGAATAAGTTCTTTAAGCTTTTCGCACAGGATTTTCCCCCGGTGGTAAGCCCGGTCGCGATGGACAATGAAAGATAATGCATCCACTTGCTCCCCGTTCAGCAGAATATCCATCTTTACCAGATTGGATTTTTTATAGCCGGAAAGGTCGTAATCGAAGGAAGCATATCCTTTGGTACTTGATTTTAGCTGATCAAAGAAGTCATACACAATTTCGGAAAGCGGAATGTCATAGGTAAGCGTAACACGGTTAGTATCCAAATATTCCATATTTAAAAACTCCCCGCGTTTGCCTTGGCACAATTCCATAATAGCTCCGACAAAATCGTTCGGTACAATAATGGAAGCTTTCACATAAGGTTCTTCAATATATTCGATTTTTTGAGGGTCTGGCATATTCGAAGGATTATCGATTTCCAGTACCTCTCCGCTGGTCATAGTAACTTTGAAAACAACACTTGGAGCCGTTGTAATCAGCGGGATATTAAATTCCCGTTCGATTCTTTCCTGAATGATCTCCATATGGAGCAGCCCCAAAAATCCGCAGCGGAATCCAAACCCCAGAGCAGAGGATGTCTCAGGTTCATAACTAAGGGAAGCATCATTCAATTCCAGTTTTTGCAGGGCTTCCCGCAGATCATTGTAATCAGAGGTCTCAATCGGATATAAACCACAGAATACCATCGGGTTGATTTTGCGGTACCCCGGCAGCGGCTCAGGTGCAGGGTTTTTAGCTTCCGTAACGGTATCCCCCACACGGGTGTCTCCCACATTCTTGATACCCGCCACAATAAATCCTACATCTCCGACATTCAATTGGTCGATAATGGTCATTCTCGGCATAAAAGCGCCAACTTCGATGACTTCGAACGTTTTATCCGTTGCCATAAATTTTATTTTGGTACCGGCCTTGATCGCTCCATCCATTACCCGGACATAAACAATAACTCCTTTATACGGGTCATAGTGAGAGTCAAAGATCAACGCTTTTAAAGGTTTGTCCGGATCACCTTCGGGGGCCGGAACTTTTGTGCAAACCTGCTCCAAGATTTCTTTAATCCCGATACCGGCCTTTGCGGAAGCAAGAACCGCATCGCTTGCATCAAGACCGATAACATCTTCAATTTCCTGCTTGACCCGTTCAGGATCTGCACTCGGCAAGTCGATTTTATTAATCACAGGCAGTATCTCAAGATCATTATCCAGTGCCAGATAAACGTTAGCAAGCGTCTGTGCCTCAATTCCCTGGGCAGCATCTACAACAAGGAGAGCCCCTTCACAGGCAGCCAAGCTTCGGGATACTTCATACGTGAAATCGACATGTCCCGGCGTATCAATCAGATTCAGAATATATTCCTGGCCGTCATCGGCCTTGTAATTCAGGCGCACTGCCTGAAGCTTGATCGTAATTCCTCTTTCCCGCTCCAGATCCATCTGGTCCAGAACTTGCTGCTGCATTTCCCTAGAGGAAAGTGCTCCGGTATATTCCAGAATCCGGTCAGCGAGTGTGGACTTGCCATGGTCGATATGAGCGATAATGGAAAAGTTGCGAATTTGTTGTTGTCTTTCATGAATGTCCGTCAT